CCTTACCCTTTGACTTGAATAATAAAATTCGTTATTTAAGTCTGGCGCATGCTCGACGAAGTAAGCTTTTCTTGACTTGGCTCATAATTAATATTTTCTTTTTCTGTGTTCTTTCACCATTTGTATCAAATATTCTTTCGATTATCACAGGTGCTATTCTTTTTGGATATGTGTCACTCATTAATGCCGTTACTAGCAAATATAATAAGTTTTTCTTTAGTGTAAGATTGAGTTTTTCAGAACGTTGGCTGCTCTTCATGATTCTCCTCTTGTCTTTTGTGAGAATCTTTTGGCTAACAATTTGGGATCTCTGTCGAGGCACATCTTATTTATTTACTTCTATTAATGTTTCAGCACGTGGATTGGCGCCTATGTTTTCGGCTTGTGGTACTTTTGACTTGTTATTTTTCTATGGATTCTTACTCCTTATTCTGTATCGCTTTATTAAATTAGGTGCAGAGATTGAATTTGAATATCTCAAATTGTGGTCGGAAGGCTGCAATGTTGTGGTTGATAATGAAGATCGGCGTGTTGATGTTCACCGCCAAGGAGACTTTGATCATTACAGAAAGATGGCATGGTATTGTTTTGAATATTATCATTGTAAATGCGGAGAAGGAAATTCGTGTTCTCATTTTAAACGTCATAAGAGGACACAACGAATTTTGGTCGATAACGAGCTGTTATCCCAGTTATTAGGTCCTGACAAGTGCCGTCCCGGAGATGATCTACAGATTATCAAAGAAAGGATGGTTCGTTGTATAGCACAGAACTCTTCTATTAATAGAGACAGAAGAGAGTTACTTTCCGACATTAATGTTGACGAGAATACGTTCCGTATTGCTTTAGCCATTATGAGTGCTTGGAAGATCAGAGCTCAGCGCAAGGCGCACCTCTGTCTTCCTTTAAACTTCTAAACCGTCCGGGTAGGCTACGTCTAGCATTTGGGTACCGATCGAATGAAATACTTCTTGAGGCGCCTAAATTGCGAGTTGACGACCTAAGGATCTTAGGATTCACTAAGTACGACACACACTTACCGCGAGCCCCTGTTGCCAGAGACATGGGTCCTTCGTTAAAGGGTGTGTTGTTACCTCATGGTGATCCGGGTTGTCCGTATACTAGACGAGACGGTGTTTACAAGCGGATGGGTCAACCATTGCCATCCGATTTTCCAAAATACTTTTTACACCTTATGACAGAGGAGGTAAAAATATTCATCAACGAGCGTGCCATTAAACCAATTCCGAAGGATTCAGCAATGACTCCTGAGGAATGGCTCGAACGTACCAATTATCCTCAGTGGAGAAAAGATCAGTTGAACCTTAAATTAAAGGAAATTAGGTCTTTCAGTGATAGAGATTCAGTAGGCAGATTAGTCCATTTCATGATCAAAGGATTCATGAAGGACGAGCACTATGTCGACTGGAAGCAGGTACGAGAAATATGGGCGAGGGACGATGGAGCAAAGTTATACTTTGGTCCGTACTTCAAACATATGGAAGATGTTATTTACACCAACGCTGAATTCATAAAACACGTTCCCGTTAGGAACAGGGCAGATTATATATATGATATGCTCTATCTTGATGGTTACGTTTACGTCGCTACCGACTTTTCATCATTTGAATCACATTTCACAAAAGAGATGATGCAAGCATGTGAGTTTGTATTATATAAACATATGCTTAAACATTACCCTCAGGTCTATTCGATCATGGAGGAAGTTCTTCAGGGGCTAAACCACTGCCAAGACAAGTTCTTTGGTATCAAAGTGGAGGCGCGTCGCATGTCCGGCGAGATGAACACTTCATTGGGTAATGGTTTCTCAAATCTTATGTTCATGAGAGCAGTTTCTCGATTATACGGGCTTGGGACGCCCTGTGGTGTGGTTGAAGGTGATGACGGATTATTCCGATATAAGGTTGGAAAAGCTCCTACTACTAAAAATTTTACTGACTTAGGATTCAATATTAAATTGGATGTCTATAATAAAATTTCTTTTGC